GGCATCGAGTGAGAAGTTTCAGCAACGAAACTCTCACACGTTCCAAGCGAATCTTGAACGGTTCAACGAGCGACTGAATCGGCCTTGGGAGGATTTGGTGGATTACGAATTGCAGCGACGCAGAGAGTTGGGTTGGGACTGATGGCCAAGTACCACAAATACACGACACCGCCCGGCGATTTCGAGGCGATCTACAGCAATGAGGATGGCGAGCAGTACGACGCATGGTTCCAGTCGGATCAGCGTGCGTTTCACGCCAGGCTCGTGCATCTATTGATGAGCACTCGCCTGTTCACCAGCATCCTTGATGTGGGTTGCGGGAAGGGTGCAATGACGCATCATTGGGCGATACCGGGTCGCAGGCTGGTGGCGTATGACATGGCTGAGGCTGCGTTGGTGAAGGCTCGTGCGTTCTACCCGGACATCGACTTCCGTCAAGGCGACGCCTTCGAGGCGGTCGCATCCGACGAGTACGACCTGATTGTGTGCAGTCAGATTCTTGTGCTTGAGCCTCGTTGGCGAGAGCTGCTGGCGGAGGTGGCGAAGCGTGGCAAGTTCGTGTTGGTGAACGAGTGGATTCCGCAGCCGACCCATTGGCATGTGCCGAGCATCGAGGAACTTGAGGTCGAGTTACGCAAATCGTTTGACATCGATACGAAGCTTGTGTTGAACGATCAGCGTCTCATCTGTCTGGGGAAGAGCCGTGCGCGTATTTGACCTGGTGCTCTACAACCAGGAGGCCGACATGCTTGATGTGCGGCTCAGTCACCTTGAGGATGCGGTGGACAAGTTCATCATCTTGGAGGGTGAGTCGACGTTCATGGGTCGACGCAAGAAGACCGGGTTGGAGCCGCGGCACGCGAATCACCCGAAGGTGGTGTATCGGACGTTCGCGTATGACGGGCCGTGGGGTTGGGCTGCCGAGCATGCCCAGCGTGACCACCTGTTTCGCATCGTTGAGGAGTTTGAGCCTCACGAGCAGGACATTGTGACGGTGTGTGACTGTGACGAGATTTGGAACCCTGAGGACGTCCAGACGCTCGCCTATGGGCAGTGGCGGGCTTGGGTGATGAAACGGACCGTTATGAGCGTCTATTGGCGTCTGGATGACGAGTTCACGGCGGTGGGCGGTCCTTGGGGCACCCGACCCGTTTCGGCGCAACAGGCGCGTTCTGGACGCTACTCAATGCCCGTCCTGAGGTCGGGGTGGCATCTGTCGTGGATGGGTGGCCCCGAATGGGCGGCGAACAAGATGCGCGAGTTCTGCCACCAAGAACTGATGGTCGCCGACCCAGAGGCGTTCATGGAGAAGAACTACACGATCGGCAGGTCGATTCGAGGCGAAGGCTTGTTCGAGGACGCCGAGCTTGATGCCCGGCTACCGAAGATGATTCTGGATGGAAAGGCTCCCGCGTCATGGTATCGCAAGCGCCAGTAGCAATCATTTCACCGTTTGACCGCAACTATTGGGAACGGTTCGGTGAACATTTCGTCGCCTCCATCGAACGACTGACGGTGCAGCCGCAGGAGGTCGTGCTGGTCACGAACGCAGATGTGAAGGTGCCTGGCTGGTGGCGGGTCATCAAGTATTGGGATTCGCGCATCTGGCCGTGCGCAAACATCGCGGTGCGTGAGGTTGAGTCGGAGTGGGCGACGCATCTGCCAGTGGACGACACGATGGATGCCGACTTCTTCCAAGGGCTCGTACTCGATGGCGATGCGGTGAATGTGGCTGGTCGTTGGAACGGCGGTCTTTGCTACGGCACACCCGACCAGTATGAACGGCTGCTCGACCTCGGGCATAACGGGATGCCAGGACTCGCCATCATCAAAACCGAAGTGTGGCGCAAGATTCCGTACCGAACCCACAAATACGTTGATTGGATTCACTGGTGCGAGTTGCGAGCCAACGGCTACCGAGCCACATTCGATACCGCTGTTCGCTGGACGTGGCAACGCCACGACGATGCGTTGACCGCCCAGCCCGATCAGCAAGCCGTCAACGACGTCATCATCTTTGCGAACCTGTTGAGAGAAGGTCGAGTGATACCGGGTGAAGAATGGCCGCCACGCCTCAAACCGTTAGCGACCTGAAAGGTATCTGGAGCGGACAAACCGTCTGGGTTGTCGGCTCAGGCCCGAGCCTCGAGACCAAACCGCCCGAGTTCTACGACGACAAGCCAGTCGTGTCAATCAACATGTCGGCGTTCTACTACGGCATCAAACGATTCGTGATTGCCAGCAACTACTCACGTCACAACGACGTCATGCAGAAGATGTGCGACGAGCACCCCGAATACTTGATGGTCACACCTGACTGCGACGTCGGCATCGCCAACGGTGTAGCGACGCATCCGACGCTCGGCAACAATCTGACGTTCCGTCCACGGTGGCCGGTATGGAACCCGATGGAAGGCTGGCCCACAAACGAGGATTCGCTGGTCGTTGGCGGGAACTCGTCCGCGGTTGCAATCCACCTGGCTGCATACATGGGTTGTGCCGAGATGCGTCTCATCGGTGTAGACATGGGAACGATCGGTGGCAAGTCTGCGTATGACGGGTACATCAACTTCGGTGTGCCGCCCGCGTTCGAGGGTGCGATGCAACAGTTGCGAATCGTCGCCAACCGGTTGCGTAACGATTACGGGTGCGAGATACTCAGGTTCGTTGGTTCATCGTGGGAACGGGTTGAGTAGGATTGACCCGTCATGGCGACGAACGGCTACTGCACGGTCAACGAACTCAAATCCGCGTTGCGTATCAGCGTCGGCGACACCGTCGATGATGCGCTACTGGACAACTGCATCGGTGCCGCATCACGCCTCATCGACGGCTACTGCAATCGCCAATTCTGGGCATACTCCTCGGCAACCGTCCGCGTCTACCAGGCGAACACCGAATACGTCTGCGACATCGACGACGTCTACTCCACCAGCGGATTCATCCTCAAAACCTCCACATTCGCCGACGGCAACTTCGATGTCACTTGGTCAACCACCGACTACCAACTCGAACCATTGAACGGCATACTTGACGGACTCACCTGGTCGTACAACAAACTGCGTGCCATCGGCGACTACCTGTTCCCGACCGTCAACGCCAACTACGGCGAACAAGCACTCGTGCAAGTCACCGCCCTCTACGGATGGGCGAACATCCCCGAGCCAATCAAGCAAGCCTGCATCATCCAGTCGTCACGCATCTTCAAGCGTTACGATTCGCCGCTCGGTGTCGCAGGCTTCGGCGACCTCGGCGCAATCCGCGTCTCTCGATTCCTCGACCCTGACATGGCTCAGCTCGTCGAGCCGTATCGACGCATGCGGATGTTCGCATGACCGCAACCGTCAACCAAATCAAGGACGGTCTCAAGACCGCGCTGGCCACCATCCCAAACATGCGTGTCTACGACTACCAACCCGACCAAGTCAACCCACCGTTCTGCTTCCCGGTGCTCGAGGAAGTCGTCTATCACGGAGCCATGGGCGCAGGAAACGTCGTACACACCTTCACCGTTCAGGTGATTGTCGCACGCTCATCGGAACGAGTCGCCCAAGACCGTCTTGACAGATACTTGTCTTATTCGGGTTCGGAGTCGGTGCGTGGCGCAATCGAAGCAGATCGCACGCTGGGTGGCATCGTGCAAGACCTCATTTGCACATCGGCACGCAACATCCTCAACTTTGACGCCAACGACACGACCTATCTGAGCGTTGATTTTCAGGTCACGGTGTACGCTTAGAACATGCCGAAATACTTGGTATCTGGACCGTTCCCGGTGACTGGCGTTCAGCCAGGCGGGTTTGTGGACGGAAGTGGAATCGACAATGTAGAGTTGTTGTTGCAAGCCGGTGTCCTCACACTGGTGGAAGAAGTCAAGAAACCCTCAAAGGCCGATAAGGCAGGAGACAAATAGTCATGGCAAAGCTGGTCCTCAAAGACGCGAACATCGTGTTCAACGGCACCGACATCTCGGCGAACGTAGCGAGTGTTTCGCTGTCAACGACCGCTGCTGAAGTCGCAACAACGGCCTTCGGTTCGAGCGCAATCACTCGCGTCTCCGGTCTCATCGACAACTCGGTGACATTCAGCATCCACAATGACTACAACGCCATCGACGGAATCTTCTTCCCGCTCGTCGGCTCAACCGCAGTCACCTGCGTCATCAAGCCCAACGGCACCGCTGCGGCTTCCTCGGCCAACCCGAGCTACACCTTCTCGGTGCTTGTCACCGAATGGACTCCTGTCAACGGAGCCGTTGGTGAGCTTGCAACCGCGGACGTGACCTTCCCGATCTCGGGCGCAATCACCAAGGCCGCTCCCTGATTTCAACTAACCTAACCTGCGGAGGTAGACAATGAAGTTGCCAATGACCGTCGTGTATGAAGGCGGAACGAGGAAACTCGTCATCGCACAGTTCGCTGACTTCATCGCATTCGAGAACGTGCACAACAAATCCGTCGCCAAGATGGATACCGAACTTCGGCTGTCCGACCTGGCATGGATTGCGTGGCACGCCGAGAAGCGCAACAAGCAGACTGCGTTGCCGTTCGATGAATGGAATCTCACCGTTTCTGAACTGGAGCTTGGTGGCGACGACCCACGGATCGTCCCTTTGGAGAACAGTCAGCCCACTGGTTGATCGCCTATTTGGCGTGCGAGACCGGCATTGCGCCGTCGGTGTTGCTGACTGAATCCCCGAGAATGCTCTT